CATGGAATCATTAGGACACCGAACCATCCAACATAGATTCTGTTGTTAGTTGATGTTACCCATTCGCAGAATTGTGGCCAACCTGCTAACAGACCATTCTGTCTGCCTTGTTTTGAAAGAGTTGTCATTAGTAAGACGTTTGTAAATAGGGCAACAGGGAAGTTGCGATATTTATTTCCAGTAATCCCTCACTACTGGATATGAAAGACGAAGTATTATAGTGCCTACGGAGGTCTTGGTTGGGAGCACTTTGTAGTCAGGGTTACGATTGTTTCGAGTCCGTCCTAATGGTGAGGATTCCCTCACTGTTCTATTTAGTATAACAAACTGTTAAGTATATGTCAAGAAAAAAAGTTGAGTATTTATACTCAACTTTATGTAAAAGGTATATGAGGTTTATTAAACTTGATACCAAACTTTTTAAGTAATCTATCGATAGCGAAGTCTCCTCCACCTAATAAAAGGATACATAATGCTCCTCCCATATACAGTATCAAAAGTTCTAGTAAGTATATGTTAAATCCTGCGGTTACAATGGCATGATATATTGCTACACCTATTGTACCTACGATTGAGAGTGCTGCTAGTGGTGTGAATAGTCCTGCTATCAGTAACCAACTACCATAGATCTCAGAGTATGCTGCTATGTAAGATGCTAGTATTGGAAATGGTATTCCAATAGGTCTTACAAATGCATCAGCAAAGTTTTCTATATCTGCTGTCTTCTCATAACCATGATGTATGAGCATAGTTCCTATTGATATTCTAAGTATCAATAATCCTACATTCCTTGCCAAAAAGTGTCTCCTACAGGTGCTTGTAAATTTCTTGAGATAAAGAATAGTCCTAGATTACATACGAACCAGTTTAAATTGACTGCCCATACTTGTCTCCAAAGATATTTTCTATTGGTTTGAACAATAAAGTTATTCCTCTCATTTACTTCCCCAAAGGAAGAGAGTGGTCTAACTTTAAGAAACTGTTCTAGACCTAATGCAACTGCGAAACCGATTGCATAGATGTAAAACACAAAGTTAAGAAAACTTGATGCGATTAGTAGTGTTGGAATCATCCTACGTTTTGTAATTTTTGTACGACTGTTTGCTTTTGTATTGGTGCTACGTCATGTAGTCCTTCTGCACTATACCATGGAGCAGTCTCCCAGTCAAAACCATCTCCGAAAGTATTGTCTGCCTCTGCAACATACCAATGACATGCTGCGTCTGGTACATCTACTGCACACTTCTCCCAGTCATCAGACCATTGAGGTACTTGAACCCATATAACAGGTTCTTTATCCATAGCATATGCTGTGGTAGATACTCCGAACAGTAACACGATTACTGTTAACCAAGAGAATATTCTTGGGATGTATCTTACTGATATTGGATGCTTGTATGCTTCCATTACATCATGGTAAGACATTACACCCAACCTGCGTTACCTGCAGCAACTCCTATTGCTACAAAAAATGCGAACTCTGCGAGACCCATCCATGCAGGTGGGATTTTTAAAAATTTGTTGGTCATTTGTGCTTGTGCCTTCAGCGTTAATTGTTTAAGAAAATACGAACGGTAGTCCGTTGACTGCGGTAAATGCTACCGCACATGCGAATGTTAATGTGTAGATCATTATGCTCCTTGATAGACTCCTACTGGTGACATTACACCGCCACCTTCATCATCGTCATCATCATCCTCAGATGTTGCTCGCAACATTAGTTCAAATCCAACCAACACTCCCATTGGATACAAACACCATAGTAGTGCCTGTCCAAAGGTGATGTCGTTGGTAATAGGGATGATGTCCGACATTAGTAAATGCCAGGAATAATCCAACCAGTGAAACCATAGTTCACTACTGCTGCAAAGAAACCCATCATTGCAAGTCTGCCATTTAGTTTCTCAGCAAATACCCAATGTTTCATTAAACGAAACCTGGAATGAGTTGTCCTGTTGTTAGGTATGCTCCGATACCTGCGATGATACCTAGCATTGCTAGTCTACCATTTAGTTGCTCTGCAACTTTTTTTGAATCCTTATCGGTCATTAAAATATACCTGGGATGATGTTGCCTGTTGTTGCGTATGCACCGACTGCTGCTACGAAACCTAGCATTGCTGCCCATCCGTTAAATCTTTCTGCTTCTGGAGTCATGAGTTTTTCCTCTTGGTTGATTGTGAATTGCGATTGAATTTTCATTTAGAATCCTGCGAGTCCAAAGAAAAAGAAGTTTCCTGTGAAAACGTATGATGTTACTCCTGCAACTAATCCGATCATTGCCCATCTACCATTAATCTTTTCTGCATTCTTTGCATAAGATTCATAAGAGATGCTCTCATCGATGTAAGGACGAGTCTCGGTTGGGAAAGCGTTTTGTCTTCCACCTGATTCAGTTGTAACAGTCATTTTAGTTTTGTTAAGAAACGTAACAATATTATATAGGAAAGATTAAGTTTTGTCAACATCTAAAATTACGTTACCTGATACCGATATCCTAACATCTTCTGTCTGCTTTGGGTACACAGTATGGATGAGTGTACCAGGAAAAATTAAGGCATGGCCTTGAGAGTCAGCGTTTATCCAGACCGCTTGACCTTGATTATTGTCAATAAAATAGAAAGGAGCATCATCATTAGTAGATCTTATATAACAGCTAAAAGAATATAATGAATACTGGTGCATGTGCGGTTGGTGTTGATCTCCCTTGTACATTTCATTTGCCCACATCTTAATGATACGAAGACGTTTGCCATTATTGTTACCTACGATACCACATTGAGGTTTATGTAAATCAAAATGTGTATCAATAGTGTGACACAACCACTTCTCAAATTCTGGAGGAACATCCATCGAGTATTCTTTTTTAATGGAGACTAACTTATCATCTCCTACAGGTTCTTTTCTTTCTATTGCTTTGAATGCATACTCCTCTAGTTGTGCAAAAGGTTCGATGTATGCTACTAATAATTTGTGTTGTACTAACCAATCCATATAATAAAAAAGGGACACGAGGTCCCTGAGTAAGTGTCTAGACAACAAAATCACCCTATATGTGATTTCTGTCGCGCCTAAATTGCCATCGGGATTTTAATCTATTGGCGGAAGATTAGTCCAGACCAGAGTATTTATACTCTAATGAGGATCAAAGTATCTCATAAGATATCCTACTGCGAGGACTACCATGATAACAATAATAAGAGCAGTCATTGTATCCTTAGTGTAACTTGTCCTGTGTGATCTCCGAGAGTTCCTTCTAAAAAATAGTTGAACGCAACAGAGATTCGTTTTTCCTTGGACTCATTCTTAGGAACGGAGTGAGTCAGATAAGAAGGAAATAATATAAGATCTCCTGCTTTGGTTGGGAACTCCCATTCAGATGAGTTCCAGAGATTACCTTCGGACGGATGGGCAAAGATTTGTTCCATGTGTGAAGGACTCTTTGTAAATACAATACCACCAGAATTATAAGGAGTTTGTATATAATATACACCACTATAACATGAGTTGATGTGGTGATGTTTCGGTGCATGATCACCAGGGTCATGCATGTTTATCCATGACTGAACATGTACTAGGTTACCTTGACCTATTTTTAAAGTATCAAATACAAAAGCATTTAGATACTTGTCTATGTCAATCTTAAGTTGAGTAAAAGGTTCTGATAAAAGAACCTTTGTATTCTTACTTTGCTTTCCTGTACCATCTGGATACACAGTATATTCCAACTCATTAATATGATCAGGTGTAATACTATGTGTTTCTATTCTTGCTTTGAATACAGGAGTAGAGAACAGAGGGATCAGTTCTGCAGGATCAGGCATATGGGGATACAACGTGATCTTTACGACCACCATAAGCAGAAACTTCTGGATCAGGATCTAACCATTTAGTATACTCGAAGTCCTCCATAGCATAATCTAACTGTACACTATTATCTAATAGGTACATGTCATTATACTGACGAGACCATTCGCTCATCTTTTGTATACGGTAATCTGGTTTACCGTTTAATTTGATAGTTCCTTTTTGCACATAGCGATAAGGATATCTTTCAAGAATGATTTCAGTTTTAGGCATAGTAAAGATCCTGTTCAAGTTTGGATAGGAGAAGGTCATAGTCTTCATCTACGTTACCGTAGAACTGTGCTCCTCTATCCTCATAATGTCGTATAAGTTTATTATACATCACTGGGTTCTCTGTGTCAAGCATTATCTGACGATCTATCGCATCTAAAATAGTCTTTTCGCATGTAGCGACCAAGGATGTTACTGTTGTAAAAAAGTGGGGTGCCATCGTCGAGTGCCTCCGTGAGAACATTGTTGTGGAAAAGTTGTCTAGTCTCCTCAAAGTTGACTAGTCCTTTTGCCTTATGTATGCTCATGATCTCTCGCTTGAACTGTTCCTTTCCATACAATTTAATATCTTCTTTAAGTTCTGGACATGAACCGTAATACTTCTTCCAATCAGACTCTTGTTTTACCTTTCGCTTCTTTCCTTTTGGAGTTCTAAAGGCATAAAAATATTTCCTTCCGATGTAGATTCTCCCATTGACCTTATTTGTAATACGGTAGACGAAACCGAAGAAATCATCAATATCGTCAGTAGTGAAATCTGCACCTTTATATACCCAGGGGTTTTCATAATCAATCGCAGAGTGCTTCTTCGTCGTTGAGGTCAAAGTATGTGGTGGTCGTGTCACTATTACTTATACTATAAGCGTTAGCGTCTGCGTAGACCTCTGCTTTCAATTCTGCTACTGCTCTTTCTAAGTCAGCAACTAATACTTTAAGGTTTTTCTTTTTCATTAGTAAGTTCCTCTTGTAGTTTTTTCCAATCATTATCAAAAATTTCTAGTCCCTTATCTGTTAAGATGTGTTGGAACATTCCTTGAAAAACTTTGGATGGTATAGTACAAATGTCAGCACCAACTTTAAATGCTTGTGATACTTGATAGACCTCTCTTACTGAGGCAGCAAGTACTTCTGTCTTAGCACCATGAGTTGCAAATATATCTGAGATCTCTTCTATAAGTCCAATGCCATCGAATGATTGATCGAAGACTCTGCCTACAAATGGAGATACAAATGTGGCACCTGCCTTGGATGCTAGTATTGCTTGAGCAGCACTGAATACTAATGTAACATTAACACTAACTTCATCGTCAGTGAGGTCTTTACATGCTTTGAGACCTTGTGGTGTACATGGTACTTTAATTGTTATGTTAGGACCGATGTCAATCAGTTCCTCTGCTTGATCAAGCATCTCTTCTGCTGTGTTACCTACTACCTCTGCTGAAATAGATGCATGGAAAGGAAATATATCAGATATTTTCTTGTATACATCCTTAGGATTTTCTCCTGCCTTTAGCATGAGAGACGGGTTGGTGGTAACTCCATCAACAAGACCCGTCTCATAGTAAGTTTTAATTAACTCAGCGTCAGAACAGTCTAGAAATAATTTCATTGACTTTCTTTTATGTTATTAATATTTATTATCGCATCTTATTTCTATGATGTCAAGTGTGTCAGCACTTTTTGACATAAAAAAAGAGAGTCACTCGGACTCTCTTGGATTCTTTAGTAACCATTCTTCTGATATAAACGGATTTATTAACACCCACTTGGCATAATGGATCCCACGATAACACAACATAGCAAAAACCTCATTAGGTTCCTCTACGTCAGGTACGTCTTCGCGATGACCCTTCCAATTTAAGTGTAACATTTCTATTCATATACTTTGCATTTGTATAGAAGTCTAGTTTCTAAGTAGATTACACTCAGAAATACTACACTCGCGAGCATGATTTCTGATACTACTAGCATTACTTCTTCGCTCCTGCAACATATTTCTGTCCTCTATATGTGAGTTCAGACTGCTGCTTTTCTGATTTTTGTGTACCAGTTGTGTACTGTACACCGCGATAAGTGACTTGTGCCATTTGTTTTTCTCCTAAAGTTAGTGACTTGTTTAAGGTCCGTTCCTTTAGTCGTTTGCGTCCCTTGGGAAACATACTGGATCAGTATGTGCAACCACCACTCTTGTTAGTTCTAATCTCTCAGATCTATTAGGGTTTTTACTCACTGATTCTAACAGTTCAGATGCATGCTCACAATCTAGCGGTGCTCCGATTGCTATTAAACTGAGTAAAATGTGGTACATAAAATAGGGATGAACGCTCCGTTCCGCGACTTACTTGCGTCCAATAATAAAAGGTTTACAACTACCGTCAGTTTTAGAATAGAAGTAATCTATAAGATACTCCTTTGAATAAGATGGAAGGTTTTGATCACTCAAAATTTCTATCCGATTCTGATTCCAAGTAGCACAATCCATATTCCAGTGGGATGAATTATGCTCTGCAGTTAGCAGTGCCAATAGGACTAACCCTTGCATTGGATGAACGTATAAGACTGTAGCGGATGCTACATCTATATTTATATCACAGATTCCTAACAAATGTAGTTCGCTATGTTACAGTTTACCGTATTTTTAGATTTTCTTTATCAATTCTTAATATTCGGATCATCCGTTTCTTGTGCTGCTTGTTTTTTAGCAGTTGCCCATAACATATCAGTTACATCTGGACCATAATCATTACCTGATTCAACTAAGTCATTATAAGTTTTGTCAAACCATTCAGAACTTTCTGCGTTTGCAATTTGTGCTGCTATCTCTTCCTCTGGTCTAGGATTAGAGAGAGAATCCTGCGAAGGTATCTCCTTTGAGGTCTTGTTTGATTCCTCCAACGACATAACTTTCAATCTCCGTTTCTTGTGGTGCGTTTTGTTGTCCTCTAGAACTCAACCAATGTTGTGTCCATGGTAAAGGGTTGCTTCTAGCAGGTATATCATATACTGGATTCAATCCAATTGCTTTCATTCTTTTGTTAGCAATCCATTCAACATATTTATGTAAGAGTTTTTCATTTAGTCCAATCATACTACCTTCTTTGAACAAGTAGTTTGCCCATGCCTTCTCTTCATCAACTGTCTTCTTAAACATGTGCTGTACATTATCCTTCTCTTCTATAGAGATCTCTTTCATTTCTGGGTCGTCTCCGTCTGCCCATTTTTTGAGGATATTTTGCGTGATAACCAAGTGTTGACTTTCATCTCTAGCAATAAGAGAGAGTATCTTCGCTGAACCTTCCATAAGTTTGTTCTCGCCAAAAGCAAACGAACACGCAAAGGAAACATAGAAACGAATGCCTTCAAGGATGTTAACATTAGCAACTGCTCGGTAGAGTTTACGTTTTAATTCTCTTCTATCAAGTGTACCTGCAGGATGTCCTTCTACTGCAAACTTCCATGTATTACCACTATCATATTCATGTGCTTCATTGATGAAGTCATCATAAGATTCTGTAACTGATGTAGCACGTTGCAATACATTCTCATCATCTAAAATTGTATCGAATACTTCACCTGGATCTGAATACACATTCTTAATGATGTATGTGTATGATCTAGAGTGTATCATTTCCATGAACTCCCACACTGTCATGCATGCTTCTAGTTCTGGTAAAGAACAATAAGGAATGAATGCCATCCCAGGTCCACGACCCTGTACACTATCAAGCATGATCTGATACTTCAAGTTAGAAGTAAAGATGTGCTTCTGCTCTGGTGTGAGTGTTTGATAGTCAGACCTATCTTTCTGTAGTGATACTTCTTCTGGTCTCCAGAAATATCCTAGTTGCTGTTGTGTTAGTTTATCAAATACAGGGTATTTGTATGAGTCATATCTTTGAACACCTAATGGTTGTCCAAAAAACATTGGTTGTTTCTTTGTGTCTACTTTATTCTTGTTGAATACTGTCATTCCTTTGTTAGTTTCTAGTTCAGTGTTATACTTTGCAACTGTCACAGTCGTCTTCCTCCGAAGTTAATAGGTCGTTAATCAATTGATCTACATTATTAGAAGGTTCATCGTCTCCATCTTTCTTGGAGTCGTATGTGTTTTGATAGTATGATGTTTTCCAACCATACTTATAGGTATTGAGAAGGTCTTGTGCCATTACTGACACAGGTACTTCATTATCAGTATAGTTTTCTGGATTGTAACTCCAGTTACCACTGATTGCTTGGTCAAAGAATTTCTGCATCACAGCAACAACTTTGATGTACCCATCATTGTTGTGCATATCCCATAGTAAAGTATAGTTATTCTTTAGAGTTCCGTAAGACGGTACAATCTGCTTAAGAGGTCCTTTCTTTGATTTTTTAACGGACAAGTAGTCTCTAGGTGGTTCGATTCCGTTTGTTGCATTAGACACAACGGAACTGCTCTCCGAAGGCATTTGTGCGGACAGAGTGCTGTGCCTGAGTCCATACTTTTTGATCCTCTCCCGAAGAGATTCCCAGTCACAAAGTAAGTCATTCGGTACTATTTCATCTACGTCGTTCTTATATGTATCAATAGGAAGTATTCCATCAGCATATTTTGTTTTACCAAAATAACCGCATGGACCCTTTTCCATAGCGAGACGATTAGACGTTGTTAGAAGGGCATATTGGAACCTCTCTGTTAACTTATGAACGAGGTCATGTGCCTTCTGCGAATCATACTTTGCACCATTTTTTGCAAGGTAATGTGCTAGACCAATATACCCTATTCCTAATGATCTACGGTTAAGCGTACTTTGCTTTGCAGCATTGACAGGATAGTTCTGATAATCAATCAAAGCATCCAATCCTCTGACTGCTAGTTCACATAACTCATCAAGTTCATCCAACTTATTAATCTTACCTATATTGATAGCAGATAAAATACATAAAGCAATTTCACCTGACCCATCAATGTGATTGATAGGATCTGTTGGTAATGTAATCTCTTGACAGAGGTTACTCATGCTTACCTTATCTTTAAATGAACTATGACTATTACAATGATCCATGTTCATTATATAAAGACGACCAGTCTCTGCTCGTTCCTTTAATATATCCATGATCAGTTTCTGTGCACCGATAGTCTTCTTTGGTATGCTTTCGTCTAACTCATACTGGACGTATAGACTATCAAAATCCTCTGTACCAAAACTATCATACAACCCTGGCACATCATGAGGAGAAAAAAGAGTAATCTCTTTATTCGTGATGAACCTCTCGTAGAAGAGTTTCGATAGTTGTATACTGTAGTCAAGTTTTCTTACCCTGTTGTCTTCAGTTCCTTTATTGTTCTTGAGAACAATGATGTCTTCTATTTCTTGGTGCCAGATGGGGAAGTGGACAGTCGCTGATCCACCTCTAATGCCATTCTGAGTGCAGCATCTGACAGTACTTTCAAACTTTTTGAGGAAAGGTACAACGCCTGTGTGTTGTACTTCTCCACTACGGATTTTGCTGTTGATACCCCTGATGCGACCTGCGTTGATACCGATCCCCGCACGTTGTGCAACATATTTGCCAATCGCCATATCACTGCTAAAGATAGAATCGAGGGTGTCATCAACATCAACAAGAACACAACTAGCAAACTGTCTAATTGGAGTTCTAACCCCTCCCATGATAGGTGTGGGGATGTTGATTTTGTGCTTTGAGATTGCGTCGTAGTATTTTCGGACATATTCTAACCTGTAAAATTTATCATCATCTTGGAAGAGTGTTGCAGCAACCATCATGTACATGAACTGTGGTGTCTCATATGTTTCACCAGTCGTTCTGCACTGTACCAAGTATTTATCTGCTACTTGTCTAATACCTGCATAGGTAAAAAGATAGTCTCTATCGTGATCAATATAACTATCGAGTATACCCCATTCTTCCTTAGTAAACTTATCGACGATTGTAGGGTCATATACACCCCCCTCAACGCACTTTTGAATGTGAGTCAATAGAGAAGGATGGTTGTCTGGATGATCACCATAGACAGATTTTCTTAAGGAAAATAAAAGAAGTCTAGCAGCAACATACTGATAGTTTGGTGCCTCAAGATCAATCAAATCATTTGCTGATCTAATAAGAATCTCTTGGATGTCAGAACTTTTGATTCCATCAAAGAACTGTAGGTTTGCATTCACTTCTATATGAGATTCAGATACACCTGCGAGTCCTTCGCAAGCAAGTTCTACCATCTTATGAATCTTGTTAATGTCAAGAGGACATTTAGAACCATCCCTCTTGATAACATTTATTTTAGTTGCTTCTGCTGTTGGTGTCATACCTTTTTCCATTCACTAAGTTTAACGTGTGCTTCTAATCCGTTGTAAGTATTAAATTCTACCAGAGATTGAACATTATGTCCACCCATTGTCATATCATTAAGATCTTTTTCAACCAAATGTGTTGGCCAAATGACAATTTCGTAACCCCTGTCAATAGCATTTGACATACGTTTGACTATCTCTGGGTTTCGTCTCTCGTTATCGAAAACGAAGACTGCCTCTTTATCTTTAATCGTGTCCCAATCTATATCGGCACCTGCCATAGCGATTGCATTGTCAATAAAGAGACTATCAAATGGTCCTTCTGTAATGTATACAGTTTTTTTGAAGTCAACTCTGTTCAATCCAAATACTTTGGTTCGAGAGTCATCCAACATGACCGTGATGTAACGTAGTTTATCTCTTACATCAAGTGATCTCCCTTGGAAACCAAACCATTCTCCTTTCTCATCGATGAATGGGATAATAACTCTGGGATGATCTTTATTGACATTTGTAAAAGTTGGTTTTTGTGTGTTTACCCATGTACAAAACTCATCAACGTAGTATAAATCAGAGAAATATTTCTCTGGAATCTTTCTACCGACGATGTATTTTTTTGCGGGGTGCGATATATTTAGTGATCGGATATCTTGCAGTTCTCCCTTCTTTTTGAATGTTGGTTTATCAAAATCTAGTTTAGGTTCTGGTACATTAAATCCTCCATGAACACCCTTCTTTGCTGTTGTACCTGCCTTGTATCTCTCCATGATATACTCATCATAAAGATCACTTGCTTGGTCTTTTAAGAAATTAGCAAAGGACCTACCTACACCACAGTTGTGGCACTTGTAGATAAGTCCTGCTTTTTTCTGGAAGAGATAACCTCTTGCTTTGTTTTTATATTTTTGTGAGTCACCACAATAAGGACACCTAAAATTATAGGTGCCTTCTTTAATCCTTTTAAATTTGTCCAGTCTTGCTGATACTAAATTAGTATAGAGTAAATCAATCACTAAAGGTAGTTACTTAACTAAACTTTCTATTGTACTATTACCTGGGTCACTTGTCAAGTTTCTCATGATGACTTGCCCTGGAAGGGATATGATAAAACTTATTACTACGAGTCCACCTGCTATAGTCCACATTTTCTTTTCCATCAATCTTAATCTGTCATCCACCTTACGAATATCACGTTCACATCCTTTCTTTATTGATTCAGTCTCCCTAGTCATATCTTTATGCAGACTGTCTATCTTTTCAAATAGCACTGCGTCGATCCTGTCCTGTTTATCTAACTTCTCATTATGAACCGCAAGAAGTTGCCCCATCTTTACAGAATTTTCCTGTAAGGAATCAACGACCTTTTCAAGTCTTTCTAGTATTGCTGTATTAATGTCCGACATTACCTTGTTGCGTCTTGTTCTGCCCCTGCCCTTGCCTGTTTCTTTAACTGTTGAGTCTTCATTTGGAGTTGCTTTGCTAACTCTTGCTTCTTCATTTGAACCTTCTTCTTCTCAATAGCGATCTTCATCTGTGCTTGCTTTGCCTTCATCTGCTGATCGCCACCGTTCTCTTCTTGAACGTTCCTCATGTGCTTCATTCTCTTGTCGTAAAAGAACTTACCTGCCATGGCGGGAAGTATACGTTCTATGCTTATGTCATTTCTGTACTGTGGCATGATAGACATGCGAAGTTTCATTTTAAGTTCAGCAGGACTATTAGCATAGATAATAGTTTCTCCAACTGTCGGTATAGTAACCTTATATTGGTATAGTTTGGATGGTTCTGTCGGATTTTCTCTGGATTCTTTTTGTATTTTTTTCTTTTTAATTTTCTTTCTGAACTTTATGACAGGATCATACCCCGCATTGGGACCAGTTGCAGCAGCACTGCCACTGAAACCGCCTGTTCCTGCTGTCATCATTTCTTCGTTCATTAGATCTTGTCTAGTTCTTCTTGAAGTGTAGGATCAATGTCAAGTTCTGGCATCATCCCTACTGGGTATTTATTCAAATAAAGTAGTAGAGTCTTAAGTAAGCACCAATATTCTCTCTCAAATTTAAAAAAGAGCAATGGTGTTGCTGCTTCGCCAAAGACATTATAAAGTATGATGAGGTGATTTAAGATTAAAGGGATCCTTAAAGGACCCCCTCTTAAATATCTTTTCAATAAACGTTTCAAATATTTGAAGCGTTTCACATCTTCATCGAAATCCTCTCGTGTAACACAATGAGGATTTTCATAATGTTTTATGGCGAACAGAATGTAGTTAGACTCATTCAGTTCGTCAAATTTCATTTAGTTAGTTATTAACTGCCGAAGGTTAGTGTTGCTGCACCGTTTGAGATGATCTCTTCTGTACCACCTGCTGAGTTGATCTTCACTCTGTACTTGTAACCGTCTAAGGTTGCTCCACCAAGTGATGCGTATGCAAGTGTTGCAGTTGTGAAGTTAGAGTATGTGATACCTGTATCAAGTCCACCTGCTCCACCAACAATGTCAACCCAACGAGTAGTTGCATTTGCTGTCTGTCTCTGCCATTTGTATGTAAGAGTTCCAGGTGTTCCAGTTGTACTGGTGCTGACTGCGAATGTACCTGCTCCAGA